AGCGTCCGACTGGCTCGGACGCCCCTAGTAAGGAGGAACTAGAGGAACAACAGAAGGATCTACAGGAGGAGAACACATCGCCTGAGGCTGTCACCTCACCTGCGGTCGGGGTGCACACGACCGCAGACGGCAGAACCTGGTCCGATGTTCCGCTGCTCACCGTCGACACGACCAGCTACGGCGAGGCGTCGGGGTACCTCGACCGGACCATGGGCACCGCCCGCGCCGGCGACGCCGTCGCACACCTGATCGCCTCAGGCTGCCCCTCGTACACCGATGCCGTGGTCACCGCGGCCTGGCGAGCCGGATGGGAGCCCACGACATGACGACCCGGATGCTGGACCCGCCCAGGTGCGTCCACGGCGAGCGCACCGACCGGCGGACCGTGCTCGACGAGCCGATCTGCGCGCTGTGCCGCATCCTCGAACGCGCATTCGAAGCCATCGCACCACCCCCGCTGGACTACGCCGCACTCGCGGCAGGAGAGGACACACCATGACGGCCGAGACCATCGCCAACCTGAACACCCTGAGGATCGACGAGCTGCGCACCTACGCCACCGAGCACGACATCCCCCTGACCGGCCTGACGCGCAAGGCTGACGTCGTGACCGCGATCGCCGCCGCGTTGGACGCCGTCGACGAGCCGCACCAGCTCGGCGAGTACGCCCTCGTCGACGACCCGAGCCGGTTCCCCGCCGTCGTGGTCGACGCGCTCGTGTCGGCCAAGATCGACGTCGCCCGCGTGCGGTTCTGGCGCCTGGAGGGGAACCGGATCGCCGTCGGGCATCTCCAAGGCGGCCTGCTGGTCGGGTCGAAGCTGCCCCTGAGCGACGAGCAGGTCGCCGAGCTGGTCGACCTCGACGTCACCCGCGGCGGGGCCGCGTGAACGTCGAGGGCGACCAGCTCGAGACGCGCGTGGACCCGTGGGCGGTCCTGGCCTGGTCCCTGGCCGCCCTGACCTGGGCGGCAGGGTTCCCGCTCGCGATCCTGCTGTGGGCGGCGGCCCTGCCATGAGCCGCGCCTGGGCCGGCGGCTCGACGCGCGCCTGGCGCAAGACCCGCGAGCTGGTCCTCGCCCGCGACGCCTACCGCTGCCAGATCCGCGGCCCGAAGTGCACCACCACCGCCACCGAGGCCGACCACATCGTGACCCGCGAATCCGGCGGCACCGACGACCCGGCCAACCTGCGCGCCGCGTGCGGCCCCTGCAACAGGGGCCGCACCCGCGGCGGCCGCCGACCCAAGATCGCCTGCACCCTCGTCATCGGCCCACCCGGCGCCGGCAAGACCACCTGGGTCCTCGAGCACGCCCGCCCCGACGTGGACATCGTCGTCGACCTCGACCGCCTCGCCGACGCCCTCACGATTCCAGAATCCCGAATCGGTGTCCTGACCCTCGCCCACGCCTACCCCCAGCACATCCGAGACGTCGCGATCCGCGCCCGCGGCGCAGCCATCGCCGCCATCATCGACACCCCGGCGCTCGCTGGCGTCCGCGCCTACGTGATCCTCGCCGTGCCCAAGGCCGACCAGCTGCGCGGGTACCTCGCGGCCGGCTGGCACGTCGAGGTCATCGACCCCGGCCCGGAGACCTCCCGCGCCCGCGTGTACGGTTCCGACCGCGGCCGCCGTCACGCCGACGCCCTCGACGCCTGGTACACCCGCCGCGAGCAGCTGCTCGCCCTGCTCGAACCCGTGGAGGAGTGGGCCTGGTGACCTGGCTCTCGCACACACCTGAATGCGCGATCTTCAACGAGCGGGCACAGCTCGTCGCGAACGGACGAGCCATGTGCACGTGCGACGCCACCATCGCAGCGGCGGAGGCGTACAGCGCACGTCGCCGGGCCTCACTGCGCACGTTCGGCCTCGCACCGGAACAGCTGGCGAGCAGGTGACACGCCGCAAGACCCCGCCCGCACCTCAGGACGAGGCCCTGCTCGGCCCAGACCTGACGCCGTCCGGCGAACGGCGCCGCGTCGGGCGCGTCGAGCGCCGCGTCGCCGAGGCCGTGCGCGAGCTACGCAAGCAGGACGCGCTACGCCCCGTCGACGCGCCCCTGGTCGGCGCCGAGCTGGCGCTCGCGGAGTCCATCGACTACGCCGCGCGCACCAAACGCCCCGGCTGGGAGTACGCCGTGCAAGGCTCCGCCCGCGAGCTGCTCAAGGTCCACCAGGCGCTCGCGGGGAAGAACGGCCCGGATCAGGACGACGACTTGGCCGGCCTGCTGGCCGACCTCAGCAACCCCACGTGATCGACCCTGCCTCGATCCCCGGCATCCGCTATGCCACCAAGCGCTCCCCCGAACGGCGCACGTTCGGGCCCGCCGTCGGCAAGGTCGCCGCCTCATGCGGGACACCGTTCATGCCGTGGCAGCAATACGTCCTGGACGTCGCGCTCGAGGTGATGCCGGACGGCGAATGGGCCTACACCGACGTCGTGGAGACCGTGCAACGCCAGCAGGGCAAGACCACCAAGGACGGCCCGCTAGGGGTACACCGGTGCATCGCCAAGCCCCGGTCCTCGTCATGGGTCACCGCCCAGAGCCGTCAGGACGCGCGGGACAACTTCATCGACGGGTTCGTGCCCGACTTCAACGCCTCGCCGCTCGCCAGGCTGGGCAAGGTCCGCGAGTCGCAGGGATCCGAACGGATCACGTTCCGCAAGCTGCGGTCACTGTTCGGGGTGTTCTCCCCCGGTGAGGACGCGCTGCACGGCAAGCGCCCCGCGCCGCAGCTCGTCATCAACGACGAACACTGGGTGTTCGGCCTGGACATGCGTAAGGCGTTCGAGGCCGCGATCGGGCCGACGTTCCTCACCTCTGGCGGGCAGTGGTTCCGGCACTCGACCGCCGGGACGGACAAGTCCGAGTGGCTGCTCACCGACGTACGCGCCGGGCGGCTCGCCGTGCAGCGCGACGAACGCGAGGGCATGGCGTACTTCGAGATCGGGTACCCGCTGGACGGGCGCGATGAGCTGCTGGCGCTGCTGCAACACGAGGACGACTCCCCCGAGTTCCGCCAAGGCGTAGAGCAGCTCGCCCACTACATGCCGGCCCGCGGGTACACGCTCAAAGAACGCGTATTGCTCAACGCCGCGCGCACGGCGCGGCGCCGCGACGAGGTCGGCGACATCCTGCGCGGGTTCGGGAACCTCTGGACACCGACGATCTCGGCCGTGCTCCCCGCCGCGCACTGGAAGGCCGCCGGCCGCGACGCGCTCCCGCGCCCGACCGTCCCTGTCGGGCTGGCGTTCGCGTGCGCCCGTGACCGGTCCGACGCTGCGATCGTCGCGGCGTGGCGCGAGCCCGGAGACGCGCGGATGCGGTGGCGCGTCATCGACCACCGGGCCGGAGTGTCATGGGTCGAGGACCGCATGGCCGAGCTGATCGACGAGCGGCACCCGGCCGCGGCCGGCTATGACCGGTTCGGCCCGGCTACCGACATCGGCGACGCGCTCGAGCAACGCGGCTACTACCTCGAGCGGATCACCTACCCCGAGATGGCGACGTCGTGCATCCGCGTGCTGTCCGACGTCGTCGACGACGCGGGCGATGGCCGGCTCGTATACGTCAAGCACGAGGCGCTCGACGACGTGCACGAGCGCGCCGCGAAGAAAGAGCTGGGCAACCGGTGGGTGTGGGACCTCAAGGCCGGCGGCTCCATCGCCGCCCTGGACGCCGGCACGATGGCCGGCTGGTTCTTCGACCACGCCCCTGTCCCGCTGCCGGCCCCCGACATCCGCCTGCCGACGAACATCTGACGGCGCGCTGTCGATGCAAACGGATCGATGGCACTACAGTTCGAACCGTGGGGATCGCAGCCATCGCGGAGCGCATGGGGATCGTGAACTATGTCCTGCTGCCACCGACCGCCGGCGACGTCGCCCAGGTCGCCGACCTCCCCGCGAACGTCGCAGCCGCGTTCGGGATCAACACCGACTCCGAGCGGGTGTCCCGGCGCGAGGCGCTGTCCATCCCGGCGATGCGCCGCGGCCTGCAGGTCTACGCCGGCACGATCTGCACGTTCCCCCTGCAGGCGGTCCGCATCGCCGCCGGCGAGGACGGGCGCACCGCCCCCACACTGCCCGACCGGCAGCTCGTACGCCGATCCCTGCTCGAGCAGCCCGACCCGAACCTGACCGTGTCGAAGTGGCTGATGCGGCTGATCGTCGACCTGGTGCTCGAGCCGTTCGCCTGGTGCCGCATCACCCGGCGCGACGCGTTCGGCTTCCCCCTCGAGCTGTCGCACCTGCGCCAGGACCTCGGCTGGCTCCACATCGACGCCCACCACCAGACCGTGACCTACCGCGGGCAGGACGTGCCGCTGCGCGACGTCGTGCGGTTCGACTCACCGCTGGACAACGGCGCCCTGGTCGACGGCGCGACCGCGCTGCGCACCGCCCTGAAGCTCGAGGCGACCGTCCGCCGGTACGCCGAGCAGCCGCTACCGATGGGTGTCCTGTCCGACCCGTCCCAGGCCACACCGAGCGGGCGCAACAAGATGGACGACACCCAGGTCGACTCGCTGCTGAACAAGTGGCAGGCCGGGGCGAGCAAGTGGGTCGTTCGGTGGATCGGCCGGCTCAAGTTCGACGCCATCCAGTTCAACGCCGAGCAGATCCAGCTAGTCCAGGCCCGCCAGCGCTCCGACGTCGCGATTGCCCAGCTCATCAACCTGGCCTCGACCCAGGTCAACGCCCCGTCCGAATCGGGCATGACGTACAACAACGTGGAGTCGATCGCCGCCGGCCTGCTCGGCGTGCTCAAGCCCTACATGCTCGCCGTGACCCAACGTCTCTCGATGGCCGACATCACCCCGCGCGGCCAGCAGGTGCAGTTCGACACCACCGCGTTCGTGCGCGGCACCACCACCGAGGTGATTGCCGCCGCCGTGGCCGCGGTCACGGGCCGGATCATGACCGTGGACGAGGCCCGCGCGCTGCTGCTGTTCCTGCCGCCGCTGGACCTCGAGGACGACCCAGAACAGGAGGCCGACCGTGCCGCGTAGCGTCTCTGGGCTGATCGTCCCGTTCGGCATCGTCGTCAACCGGGGATGGTGGCGCGCCCGCTACTCCCCCGGCTCCCTGTCCGTGACCGACGTGTCCCGCGTCCCGTTCGCGTTCGAGCACCTCGGCAACCGTGAGGTGATCGGCGTCATGACCGACGTGGAGGAACGCCCCGCGACCAAGCTGGAGCTGCCCGGTGTCTACGGCGAGTTCGACCTGGACGACAGTCCGTATGGCGACCGGGCGGCCGCAGAGTTCTCCACCCGTTCCCGGTGGGGTCTGTCGATGGGCATCGGGTACGACGACGCCACGATCGATGCCATCTGGGAAGCGATGTGGGACGAGGACGACGGCGTCGTGGACGCCGCCGGCATCATCCGGGAGGTCTCAGACGTGGCGCTCCCGGCGTTCGACGACTCCCGCGGGCAGCTCGCCCAGCAGGCATAGGAAAGGAATCCCGATGGGCAAGAGCCTGAACACCACCGCGGCGGCGACCGTCGACCGTTACGACGCCGGCAGCGAGTTCGTCCCGCCCGGCCCGCCGCCCCGCCGGCCCGCCGCACCCGCGGCCGGTGACCACGCCTCCGCCGGCGCCGCGCCGGCTGGCCGCGCCCCGGCCACCCCCGCGCCGGCTGCGGCGCCGGCGGAGTTCACCACCGAGCAGCTCGAGCAGCTCCGCGCGCTGCTCGCCCCCGCCCCGGCCGCCCCGGCGCCCGCGCTGACGTACGCCGCGCCGTCGCCCAACCCGCTCGCCGACGTCGCCCCGCCCGCCGGCGGCGGCGCCGTGGCGTACGTCGGCGCCGAGCCGGAGGTTTACCACCCGGACTCCGGCTACTCGTTCGTGCGCGACGCGTTCTTCGCCCGCGTCGAGGGCGACCTCGAGGCAGCCGAGCGGTTCTCCCGGTGGCAGCGCCAGCTCAACTCCTACGCCGACGTCGTCGAGGCCGACCGCCGCCGCCGCGGCCGCCGCTTCGGCACGGGCAGCGCGTACGCCGTGGACACCCGCGCCGGGCAGCCGGACATCATCCCGCCCGGGTACCGCGGGGACCTGCTCATCGAGCCCGACGTGCCGGCCCGCCCGATCCTGTCCCGCCTCCGGTCCCTGCGCGTCACGCTCGCCGACGCGACGCCGTTCTCCGTGCCGCGCCGCGGTGCGTTCTCCGGCGTCGGGGACCACACCGAGGGCACGGCGCACGTCGCGTCGGGCACCATGACCACCGACGAGATCACCGTCAGCCCCAAGGCGATCTCCGGGGCGTACGAGGTGTCCCGCGAGCTCGTCGACTCCTCGAACCCCGCGATCGACCTGCTCGCCTGGTCGTCCATGATCGAGGAGTACGACAACGACGCCGAGGCTTACGCCTGGACGCGGATCGTCGGGGCCCAGCTCGACAAGGTCGGTGGCACGGTCCTGGCGGCGCTGACCCCGGTCACGACGATCAACACCGCGGCGCTGCTCGAGGCGCAGCTCGTGGCGTTCTACACCAACCGGCTGCGCCCCGGATCGTTCGCCGCGTCCGGCCCGGAGTTCTTCACCGCCGTGGACGGCTTCAAGGACACCACCGGCCGCGCCCTGTACCCGCAGATCGGGCCGGCCAACGCCAACGGGCAGACGACCGTGAGCGAGAACGACTACGGCATCGTCGTCAAGAGCGTGCCGCACGTCCTGTCCGCTGCCGGCGGCGCGAACGGCGCAGACCAGAACCTCATCATCCGGGAGCGGGACATTCTGGTGGGCGAGTCCGCGGTGCGCCGGTTCCGCTTCGAGGAGGTGGGCGGGCCCGGCATCATCAAGATCGCCCTGTGGGCCTACCAGTCCGTCACCCGCTTCCAGGCGTTCGGTGCGCGCCTGCTCGACCTCGACGCGACGAACCCGTGACCACGCTCGCCGAGGTCCTGGCGCTGCTGCCCGACAACCTCACCGGGCAGATCAGCGCCGCGGACGTGCGCGCTGCCGTCACGGCGCTGTGGGAACGCACGGACGGCACCGATCCCGTCGAGGGCCTGCTGTTCGAGACCGCGCCGGTGGCGCCGGCCCAGGTCGCGGGCCGGCTGTACTGGGACACCGAGACCAACGGTCTGCGGATGGACGTGTCCGACTCCGGGTCGTTGCAGGTCGGCTACGAGATGTGGCTCAACGCCCGCAACACCACGGGCTCGACCATCCTGGACGGCACACCGGTGCGGATCATCGCCGGCGGCGGGAACCAGGCGTTCATCGCCCCCGACAACGGGCAGGGCAGCATCATCGGGCTGGCGACCCAGGACATCCCGAACAACGGCAACGGGCGGGTCACGTCCTTCGGTGTGGTGCACGACCTGAACACCGCGGCGTTCGCCGACGGTGCGCTGCTGTACGCCAGCGCCACCGGGACCCTGACGACCACCATCACGTCGTCGTTCGTCGGGATCGTGCTGTCCTCCAACACGGCTGAAGGCACGGTCCTGGTCTCGCCGGACTCGCGCGAATCAGCCGCCGGGACTACCGCGGCCCGCCCCACCACGATCACGGTCGGTTTCAACTACTTCGACACAACCCTGCTCAAGCCGGTCTGGTGGGACGGCGTGACGTGGCGTGACGCAACGAATGCGCCGGCCTAGACCATGGCTGAGTTCTCCCCCGCGTTCTCCACCGCGTTCGCCGCCTCCAGGCTCATCGGCTGGTGGGAGACCGCCGACGCCGCGGCCGCCTGGCCCGACGCCGGCGGGCCCGACGACGCGGACCTGGCCCGGCTGCTCGCCGTCGCCTACCAGCAATGCCGGCCCAAGGCCCGGGTGCTGGACGCGGACGAGATCACCTGGCGCAAACTCACGACCGCTGATGAGGCCCTGGGCGTGCCCGAACGGCTCAAGCAAGCCCAGCTACAACAGACGATCGCGTCGTGGACCTTCGAACGCACCGGCGGGGGGGACGTGATCGGCCCTGACGGGGCGTCGGTCCGCGTGTACCCGATGGGCTGGCAGGTCCTGGACCTGCTGTTCCCTGACGAGGCCGTGGCGCTGATCGGATGACGACCGCCCGCCAGGACCTCGTGGCGCACCTCACGGCGACCCTGCCCGCCGAGATGAAGGTCATCAGCGCCCTGGAGGCGCTGACCAACGCCAAACAGCCCGTCGTGATGGTCACCCGAAGCGCCATCGAACCCTCACCCATCTACCAGACGCGTGACGACGTGCTGGTGGTGTGGCTCCTCTCACCCAACCTCGACCCGGTCGCGGCCGAGGACGACCTCGACACCAACCTCGACGTCGTCCTGGCCGCGCTCGAGGCGACCGGGACCGGCGGGTCTCAGATGCCGGCCCTGCACTGGACCTCCGGCGAGCGGGACGTGTTCAACCAGGCGTTCCACGGCTTCCGCATCACCCTGACGCACCGCACCGTCACGACCCCTGAGGAGTAACCGTCATGGCAACGATCGCCGTCGCCCCGCGCCTGCTGCGCAACTACACGATCGAGATCGGCGCGAACGCCTACCAGGCCGCGACCGAGACCGTCCTGTTCACCCCGGCCACCTCGATCCAGACGTGGACCGGTGGCGACGCAGTCACCCACCAGGACGCCACACCATCGACGTGGCAGTGCACCGCCGGGTACATGCAGGACTGGCTGACCGCCGGGTCGCTGGGCCAGTTCCTGCTCGAGAACGAGGGCCAGGTGCTGGCCGCCGTGTTCCGCCCCACGGCGGGCGACGGGCCGACGTTCACCTCGACGCTGACCATCGTGCCCGGGTCGATCGGCGGGAACAACGGCACCTGGCCGACGACGTCGGCCGTGATGCCGTGCACGAAGCCCGTACTGGTGACCGAGACCGCCGCGCCCGCGATCACGTCCATCACGCCGGCCGGGCAGTCGGTGGGCGAGGTCATCATCGTGCAGGGCTTCGGCTTCACCGGCGCGACGTCGGTCACGGTGGACGCCATCGCCGCGAACTTCGTCGTGCAGTCCTCGACCTCCCTCGCCGTGGTCATCCCCGCCGGCGCCGCCGGCGCGGCTGACGTCATCGTCACGACCCCGAACGGTGCGTCCCCGGCCGTGTCCTACACGGTGGTCTGAGTGTCGCGAGCCATGCCGTCGGTGCACGTATCGCGCGAGCTGCAGGCCGTGGTGGCGTCGGTCAAGGCCCTGCCGCCGGTCGTGCGGCGCATCGTGCGCAACGACACCCGGGCCGTGATGCAACCTGAGTGGCGGGCCGTGGTGGCCCGTCACGCCCGCACGAACCAGGAGCGGGCCGTGCTGGCTGGCGGCGGGCGCATGGCGGGCGTCGTCATCAAGGGCACCAACCCGCCCGTGCTGGTCGCGGCGTCGTCCACCCGGCGGCTGCGTGGCGGGCTGGTGCCGGCCGAGGACGCCGCCGCGTTCTCCGCCGGCACGCGCCGGCCCGACCTGCGCGGCACGTGGGATCGCCGCTCACCCGAGGGCACCGTGCACGAGGTGCACGGCTGGCCCAACCGACAGCTGCAGGACTTCCGCCGCGGCGGTTACGTGATCTACCCCGCGTTCCGCGAGCTCGCCCCGCGCGTGATGTCCTACTGGACCCAGTCGCTCATGCGCGCCGTCGCTGACGCCCTCCGGGCCGGGTGATTGTCGGTGGCCCGTGGTATCGAGATCCCGATCATCGCCGATGTCAGCCAGTTCATCGGCGGTATGGGCGACGCCGTCGACGCCGTCGACAAGCTCGGTGAGACGTTCGCCGACGTCGACCGCTCCGCCGAACGGTCCATGGACGGGGTCGAGGACGCGATCGCCGACGCCGGTGACGAGTCCGAGCGCGCCGGCCGGCGCGTGGAGGCGTCGTGGCGCGACGCGCTGGAAGAGCTGCGCACCCGATCCCGCAAGACCGCCGGCGACGTCGGCGACGACACCGACCGGATGCGCCGCGACTTCGACAAGGTCGGCGACCGGGTGCGCGACGTGGGCGACTCGGCCCGCGAGTCCGGCGCGGAGATCGCCACCGGCCTGGGTGGCGGCATCTCGTCGGTCGTCGACGGGGCGGCGGAGTTCGCCTCCGAGGCCGGCGCCAGCTTCGGCGTGGTCGGCACCGCGGCAGGCCTGCTCGCCGCCGGCGGTATCGCGCTGATCGGCGCCGAGATGGAACGCAGCAAAGAACGGGTCAACGACGCCCTGCAGTCGATGCTGGAGAACCTGGGCGCGTACACCACCGCCGCGCAGCGTCTCGCGGAGATCCAGCGGTTCGTGACCGAGGAGACCGGGGAGTGGGCCGAGGCGCAGAAGGCCGTCAACGAGGTCGGCGTGAACGCGGGCGACTGGCTCGCCGCGATCACCGGTGACGTCTCGGCGCTGGCCCGCGTGCAGGAGCAGATGAACGACGACCTGGCCGAGGCGAAGGAGCGGTTCGAGGCCGGGGAGATCACCGCCAAGGACTACGGCGGGCAGGTGCAGAACAGCGAACGCTGGCAGACCCGGCTCAACGACTCCATCGCAGCGTGGAACAGCACCGGGAACGAGGCTGCAACCAAGTACAACGCGATCGCTGACGCCGCCGGCCAGCTCGGCGTGAACGCGGACGGCAGCTCGCGGTCCCTGACCAGCATGAAAGACATCATCGCCGCGATCCCGGCGACGGTGCCCATCACGGTGCCCGTCCGGTTCTCCCAGCAGCAGGCCCAGGCCGATCTCGACGCGATCATGTCCCGGCTGCGCCGCCCCACGGTCGCGGTGGAGACCAGGTTCGGCAGGGTGGCGGTATGACGACCATCATCGGGACCGGCGAGCACGCCACACCGGCGCAGGTCCGCACAAACCTGTCAACCGACCCGCGGGCGACGAACGCCGCCCGGTGGTCGATCGTGTTCGGCACCGGCGGCGCGGGCACCGAGACGATGGTGACCGGCGCGTCGGATGGTCCGGTCCTGCCCGACGGAACACAGGCCACCACGTACGCCCGCTACACCTGGACTACAGCGAACACCGGCGGCATCCCCTACGTGGAGTACGTCGGCAGCAACGCCGAGACGCACAACACTCCTGTGGGCACGCCCGTTGCGATGGGCGTGTATGTGCGGTGCTCGGTTACGCGAGACGGCAGGCATCGCGGCTTCGGGTTCAACCAGGCGAACGCCGTGGTCTGGTCATCGTCTACACCACCCGCGACCTCCCTGCCCGCGGGGGTGTGGGTGCGGGTGGGCACGCTGTTCGCCACGACCAGCGCGACTGATGTCATGGACTACTTCTTCAACCGTGTCGAGTTCATCTCTCAGATCATGCCCATCGGGACAACCCTGGACGTCACGTGCGCCCTGATCGAGCCTGGCGCGACCGCGGTCCCGGATCACTACGACGGCGCGCTGACCGACACTGTCGAGTGGGATTTCGCGTGGACCGGTGCGGCGAACGCGTCGACCTCGACCGCGACCCGGCGGCGAACGGTCGAGCCGTTGTCAGTCCTAACGCCCGGGCACGCCCGTACGGCCCGGACCATCACGCACGACGTCCTCGGCGAGCGCACCGACCCGGACGTGACACTGCGGACGGCCACGACCCGGCAGGGCACGCTGGAGCTGTTCTTCGACGTCGAGGCCGACGCCCTGGAGGCCGACGCCATGCATTCCGGCGCGCTGGTGATGACGCTGGTGGACGACGTGAACCCGGCCAAGTCCATGACCTACGTGACGACCGGCGGCGAGGTGGAGACGCGCCGTGAGATCCCTCACGCCCGGTGGATCGTCACCGCGCCCTACCGGGAGGTGCTGTGACGATCACCTCGCATCAGTACAGGATGCAGATCGGCACGGCGGTCCTGGACATCACCAGCGGCCAGATCACCATGGACGACGAATGGGCACCCTACGTCCAAGGGCAAGTCACGGTGGCGTTGCCGTCGGCGGCGACCCGGGCCCTGATGGACCCACGGACCGGCGCACGCGCCGTGCTGCACCTGTCCGCAGCGACCGGTACCCGCTGGACCCTGGCGGACCGTACGGCCATCACCGGCGGGTCGGTGTCCGCCGGCACCGCGTGGCGTGCCGCGCGCCCCCTGTCGTGGGTGACCTCCCAGCTATCGACCCCGTTCGAGACCGGTGGGACCGTCACCGAGACCACCGCGCGCCTGGACCTGGCGATCATCGAACGGCTCGTGGACTGGCCCGCCGGCGAGGTCAGGCTCGAGCTCATGTCCGACGAGGCCCTCACCCAGCTTGTCGCCGCCCTGGCCGACCGTGCCGGCCTGCCCCAGGGATCGACTGTGGCCGCCGTGGTGACCGAGGCGCTGTGGTACATCGGGCTTCCGCTGGGCCCGTCGGACGTCGGGGTTGAGCTCGGTCCCGACGGGGCCCCGTGGCCCATCGGCCAGACCATCTGGGATTACGCGTCCGGCGTCGTGGAGGGAGTGGGCCTACGCCTGCGCGCCGATGAGTCACGCCGCTGGCGTATCCGCCTCGCCTCGCCCCTTTCCCCGCCGACGTGGTCCGTGGACGCCGAAAGCCTGACCGAGCTGGAGGAACGTACCTCCGTACGCGACGGGTGGGGTGATTCGGTGATCATCACCTACCGGTGGACCGACGGTGCCGGGGACGAGCAGGTCCACTACGTGACCGCTGCGACGTCCGCGCGCCCGACGGCGACCATTCAGGTGGAGTTCGCCTCCGAGTGGACCGGAACCAGTTCCGTGACGTCCATCCTGGGCCGTGCGACGGGCCGTGGCCGCCGATCCTCGCCCGCCCTGGTGTCCAACTACGACCGCCGTCCCGGAGACCGCCTGACGATCACCGACCCCGACGACGTCGAGCTCACCGTCGACGTCACGGCCCTGATGTGGTCCCTGGACACCGACACCATGCAGCTGCGCACCCGCGACCTGCCCTGACCCCAAGGAGGGACCCATGCCCGAGGTAGACGGCATCTGGGACTACCAGGAGACCGACGACTCAGCGACGGAATCGGAGCTGCTGAACCTGCTCGGAAACAGTGTCCGCGTGAAGACGAACACGCTCACCGACTCGATCACGACGCTGACGACCCTGGTTGAGACCTCCGCATGGCAGACCCTGACCCTGCCGGCCGGCCTGACCGAGATTCTTCCCGTGGAATGGCGTGTGCGCTCCGCCCTGATCGAGGTGACCGGGAAACTGTCGATCGACGCGGCGTCGTCCGCCGGCACGAGTGTGACTGTCGGCACGACCCTCCCGGCCACTGGCACCGCGCTGGACGATGCCGGGATCGCCTTCGACACTACGCACAAGCTCGTGTCGATCAACCTTGACCCGAGCGGAATCCTGAGGATCTACATCCCGGTCGCGCTCAGTGCTGGCGCTCAGGTGAGTTTCACGCAGAAGTTCCGCGCGGCCTGATGACCTGGTACCTCGCGCCGGCCCTGGACACGCTGCGCGCCCAGATCAACGCCCGATGGCCCGCCCGTGACCGGACCTCAGACGGCACGATCGGCGACGCCGCGCACTCCGCCCGCGTCTCGGACCACAATCCCGACCCGACGAGCTCCCCACCGGGAATCGTGCGCGCGATCGACATCGACGAGGACGGCATCGACACCGGCGCCGTCATCCTGGCGATGCTCGCCGACGTCCGAACGCGGTACGTGATCTACGAAGCGTGGATCTGGGAACGCGTCACAGGCAACTGGGCGCCCTACACCGGGCCCAACCTGCACCGCTACCACATCCACGTCTCGGTACGGTCGATCGACAGCTACGCCTACGACGCTGGGCCCTGGGCGCTGGACGCCCCGACGATGGAGGAAGAAGACATGGGACTGACCACCGAAGACAAGCAGTGGATGCTCGACGAACTAGGCCCCAGCGCAACGTGGTCCTACGGCATCGGTCAGGACGGGAAGGGCGGATTCAACAACTCGCAGGCGTGGGAGCGCCTGTCGTGGATTCACCACGACACCACCCTGCTCGCCGCCCAGGCACCGGTGACCCTCACGGCCGAGCAGGTGCAGGCCCTGGGCGCCCAGATCGTTGGGGGCCTCGGCCTGGAGCTGGCGGGGCTAGTTGTCACCGCCATGGTCGAGGAGCTGCACGCCCGTACCGCCCCGGCAGGTCAGGGGTGAAGCTGACCACAGGCATGGTCGCCGTCCTGGCCTTCGTGGTCGTCTCGACCCTGGGCATGTTCACGTTCCTCATCTACCTCGAGCGGGACATCACCCCGCTGGCAACCCTGGTCATCAACCTCGTGGGCCTGGCCGTGGGAAGCGGCGTCGTCTACGGCAAGGTCGCCAAGGTCGGTGCTCCCCGCGCGAGCGGGGATGAGCC